GTCAACACCTTACGCTTGGGACTATATGCGTTCACGACTAAGAAGTGCAGACCAATCGTTAGGACTGTACATGAGAGCAACAACCAACCCAGGAGGACCAGGACATCAGTGGGTCAAGAAGACCTTTATAGACCCTTCTCCATCTAATACTTCCTTTTGGGCAACAAGCACAGAAACAGGCGATGTTATTGCATTTCCAAAGGGACATAGTAGAGAAGGCGAACCTTTATTTAGAAGACGCTTCATACCTGCTAATCTATTTGACAACCCTTATCTAGCTGACGCAGGTGATTATGAAGCAATGTTGCTGTCTTTGCCAGAACACGCAAGGAAGCAGCTCTTAGACGGTGACTGGGATGTAGCAGAAGGAGCGGCATTTCCAGAATTTAACAGGAAAGTACATGTTGTTGACCCTTATAGGATACCTAATAACTGGACTAAGTTCAGAGCCTGTGACTACGGATATGGAAGCTACTCTGCTGTTGTGTGGTTTGCAATATCCCCATCAGAACAGCTTGTAGTATACAGAGAGCTACAGGTATCAAAAGTTCTGGCTGTAGACCTTGCCGACCAGATACTACGACTAGAAGAAGGTGATGGTAAGATACAGTATGGAGTTTTGGATAGTTCACTGTGGCACAAGAGAGGGGACACTGGTCCTAGCCTAGCAGAACAAATGATTGTAAGAGGGTGTAGGTGGCGACCCTCAGATAGAAGCAGAGGAAGTAGAGTATCAGGTAAGAACGAGCTACATAGACGATTACAGGTAGACGAGATGACGGAAGAACCACGACTAGTCTTTTTCAACACCTGCACCGAATGTATATCGCAGATACCTTCTTTGCCACTTGATAAGAAGAACTTAGAGGATGTAGATACAAATAGCATGGATCACATGTATGACGCACTCAGATACGGCATTATGACACGACCTCGAAGTAATATATGGGACTACAACCCTGTTAATCAAGGGACAGGCTTTCAAATAGCCGACCCTAGTTTTGGATATTAAATATGGCAGAAGATAATGAAGTAGCATTTGACACAGACGGTGTTACTGTAATTGAGGATAACGACCCTGCACTAACCTCAGAAGCAGGAGTAGTAGCGTATGTGACAGAAAGGTTTAAGAGAGCCGAAGATGTAAGACTTCAAGATGAAGCAAGGTGGCTTAAAGCTTACAGGAATTACAGAGGATTATATGGTCCAGATGTACAATTCACAGAAACAGAGAAGTCTAGGGTATTTGTAAAAGTAACTAAAACAAAGACATTGGCGGCTTATGGTCAAATTATTGACGTATTGTTTGGAAACAACTCTTTCCCACTAACTGTTAATCCAACTACACTACCTGATGGAGTGGCTGAAGCTGTACACATTAACATAGACCCTAATGCAGAAAAGGGGCATGATGAGTTAAACCAGTCTTTCGGAGATACACCTGCAGAGCCTTATTTATTTAAACCTAATGAAGAACTTCAACCAGGAGAAACCCTTCAAGACCTGCAGAATAGATTAGGGGCGGCTAAACAAAAGCTTAATGGTGTGTCTGATAAGATTATAGAGGGGGAGGGTACAACCAACACAACCGTTACTTTTCATCCTGCTCTGATTGCAGCAAAGAAGATGGAGAAGAAGATACATGACCAACTAGAAGAGTCAGGAGCTAACAAACAACTTCGCAACACAGCGTTTGAAATGTCCTTGTTTGGTACAGGTATTATGAAGGGTCCTTTTGCTTTAGACAAGGAGTATCCTGATTGGTCAGAAGAGGGGGACTACACTCCTCTAATTAAAACAGTACCTTCTACTAATCACGTTTCTATCTGGAACTTCTACCCTGACCCTGATGCGTCAAACATGGATGAAGCAGAGTATGTTGTCGAGAGGCACAAGCTTTCAAGGACGCAGCTTAGAGCATTAAAGAATAGACCCTACTTCAGGAGCGATTGTATTGATATGTGTGTAGAGATGGGCACAGATTATGCTAAGAAGTATTGGGAAGACGATATGAAAGACTTCAATAGTGAAAGCTCTACGGAGAGATTTGAGGTACTAGAGTTTTGGGGGCACGTAGACGCAGAGAGATTAGAACAAAATGGTATAGACATACCGGCTGAACTGAATGATCTTGACCAAATCAACTGTAATATATGGGTTTGTCAGGGCAAAGTGCTTAGACTAGTACTTAACCCCTTCAAGCCTGTAAGAATACCTTATTATGCTGTACCTTATGAGCATAACCCCTACAGCTTCTTTGGAGTGGGTATTGCTGAGAATATGGACGACACTCAGACATTAATGAACGGCTTTATGAGGATGGCGATTGACAATGCTGCTCTTAGTGGCAACCTTGTAATTGAGGTGGACGAGACGAACCTAGTTCCAGGACAAGACCTTAGTGTTTATCCCGGAAAAATCTTTAGACGGCAAGGGGGTGCTCCAGGACAAGCTATCTTTGGCACGAAGTTTCCAAACGTGGCAGGGGAGAACATGCAACTCTTTGATAAGGCTAGGGTGTTAGCTGACGAGAGTACAGGCTTCCCATCATTTGCACATGGGCAAACAGGTGTATCAGGAGTAGGACGTACTGCCTCTGGTATTAGTATGCTTATGTCTGCGGCAAATGGTTCAATACGTAATGTTGTTAAAAACGTGGATGACTATCTATTAGCACCACTGGGTAAAGCCTTTTTTAGCTTCAACATGCAGTTTAACTTTGACGAAAACATCAAGGGCGACCTTGAAGTTAAAGCACAAGGCACAGAGAGCCTAATGGCAAATGAAGTAAGAAGTCAACGACTGATGCAATTCCTACAAGTTGCGTCTAATCCTGCCCTTGCTCCTTTTGCTAAGATGGATTATATTATTAGAGAGATTGCAAAGGCTATGGACCTTGATCCAAACAAGGTTACGAATAGTCTGCAAGATGCTGTGATACAGGCTGAGATATTTAAGAAATTTCAGGCTGAACAACCTCCACAGCAAGAACAAGTTCCACAACCGTCTGAAGGAGGAGCACCACAGCAACCTGCACAACCACAAGCACCTGCAGGAGCTAATGTTCAAGATACTTCAGGAGGGGGAGGTGGACAGATAGGTACAGGAACAGCACCTGCACCAGGAGAACAAGGATTTACAGGTAATGTCTAAGATTAAAGAGTTAACGAATAATAAAGAACTATGGGATGCTTTTGTACAAGAGCTAGTAAGATCTGTGGTAAACTACCAGAGAACTATGGAACAATCAGAAAAACCATCTGATATCTACAGACTGCAAGGAGCAATATCTGCTTGTAGGAAGTTGATGCAACTAAAGGATATGATGAACAATGGTTCAGGAAGCTAACAGGTTACTTGAAGAACAAACTGAGGAAATTATAGAGGAGGTAGAACCCTCTGTAGAAGAACCTATGCCTGTTGAAATGCAAACAGAAGATGTGTTTAGCGTTAGGGAAGAAGCAGAGAAGAAGATAGGTAAGTTAGGAACAGGAGCATTAGACTTTGTTCCTATTGTTGGTGACATACTTGCGGCTGATGATGTGGCGAAGAGCTACAGAGAGGGAGATACATTAGGTACAGCAGTAAACACTTTGGCAATGGCTGTGGGCTTTGTACCTATATTAGGAGATATAGCAGCCAAAGGGATGAAAGCAGGACTAAAGGCGGCTAGGAAAGCAGATATTGAAGAGCATACCCCTAAACTCGTTGACGAAGTGGGAGAAACAAAAGCAATAAAAAATGCTGAACCAACCGTAGTATCGCCTAAACAAAAGACAGTAAAAGCTTACAAGTTATTTAAAACGGACAAAGAAGGTAACTTATATCCTTTATTTGTTAAAATGGATAACAACAAGCCTGTAGAGACAGGCAATTGGATAAAAGCAGAAGCAGGAGAAATAGATCCTAAGACAGGTAAGGTAAAATCGTCTATTGGTAATCTAGCATATAGACCAGGATTTCACGCAGGAGACTTACCTATTGCTACTCACATAGGGGGTAAGGTAGACCTTGATACAGGAAAAAGATTAAAAGGTAGTATGCCTCCAAATGTAAGAGAAGAGAATCAAGTGTGGGCAGAAGTAGAGATGCTTGACGATGTAGATTGGCAATCTGTCGCAAACTCTAAAGCAAGAATAAAAAAGGACGGCACACCTGAATTAAAATCTGCACATATAACAGATCAAGTTCCTTTTGGGGGACATTACAGGTACAAGACCAATGCCAACATGACAGGAAATTGGTTGATAGGTGGGGAACTAAAAGTAAATAAGATATTAAGTAGTGCTGAGGTAAAGGCAATAAACGATAAGGCAGGTGTAGCTGACTTACCTAAACTGTCTGATTTAGGTAAGTTAGAACTTCTGACTGCCCCTAAAGCACCGACACCAAAAACCCCAAAAGCACCTAAGCCTGAAAGTTCTGAATTTAACTTTAAAAGAACTAAGGAGAATACACCTGAAGGAGAAATAAGAGTTTCTGCCCCTTATGATAATGCAGTAGAAAAGGCTCTAACCGATTGGGACAGAGGTAAAATAAAACCTGCTCAAGTTAAAAAAATACTAGCCAGTAAAGGGCTAGATGCTGACTTACGAGAGGCAGGAAAATATAACTCTGTAGACGTTTTTCCTGCTAGAAAGCATTTAAAAGAAAACGAAATAGGAAATGCAGAAACCTATGAGTTTTATAAGGGTGGTCAAGTCAAAACATATAAAGAAGGTGGAGTAGTACCAATGGGACAACAAATGGAGATGGCTTTTATGAATGAGGGTGGTGTACTCGCTGATGACGGTGTAGAACGTGACCCTGTAAGTGGTAACGAAGTACCATCAGGTAGTATGGCAGAAGAAGTTAGAGATGATGTACCTGCAATGCTTAGTGAAGGTGAGTATGTTGTACCTGCTGATGTTGTTAGATACCACGGAATACAGACATTTGAAGAGTTAAGAGATCAAGCTAAAATGGGTATGGCTAGAATGGAGCAGGACGGACGTATTGGTGGACAACCTGTAGAAGAGCCTCCTGCCCCTATGGATGTTCCAGAAGAAGACTTTCCTTTTGCTGTCGAAGAATTAGAAGGCTTTGCTGAGGGAGGAACTGTGGGAGACATATATTCAGATGTAATGGGATCACCATATACTCCTAATCAAAGGTATCCTTCTGGCTCTAGGTTTCCAGGAACAGGTTTTGAGCTAAGAAATTTTACAAATCCAAACACAGGAAAAACTGTTGTTATTCCTTTCTTTAATGGGCAACCCATGCAGTACATCCCACCTGACTTCCTACAAGGGGGTGCAACTACGACATCAGGGGGAGGAACTGACCCTGCCGCTTCAGAACGAGATAGACAAGAAAGAGAAGCAGAAGTAGCTAGAACTACGTCAGGAACAGGCATGAGTGATCTGTCTATGGACGCAGCAACAAGAGCACTAAGAGGAGAAGAACAGGCAACATCTACCCCTATAGCTGATATGTCTCCTTTAGACTTAAAGAAGATGCAGGATCAAAGAGATAGTATTGGGGGAAGACTATTAGCTAACGTACCTGTTGTGGGGTGGTTGCTAAACTTTCAAGAAGGGCAAATAAAAGAACAAGCTTTTAGTCTGCTAAAGACAGGCATAAACCCTGAAACCAACACTCCACTAAACACAGCAGAAGTGTCTGCATTAAGATCTATAACAGAAGCACCTGAGCGTAAAGGGATTGTAGATGCAATTGGGGATTGGATGACAGGACAAAAATACTTTGACCCTAACCCACGCATGGGCTATGAGAGTGGAGAAGACTTTAGAAAAATGTATCCTCATTTATTAACAGACGATGCGACTACAGCAGACCCAACACTAGGTATGGAAAAAGGTTTTGACATGTCTACGTTTGAACCAGAAAGTCCTGACTACAGTTTGCCTGATGCACAAACTAAAGAAGTTTTTGGTGTTAACCCAAGAATAGGCTATGAAAGTGGGCAGGATGCTCAACAAGAACGTGTGGCTGATACGGTAGGTGAGAAGGCAAAGAAGACGCTAGATGAAGAAGTTAAAAAGAGTGGTATGGATATCCAAAGAGAAAGAAACAAGAAATTCTTTAACGGCATAAAAGATAAGGTCTTGGGAATTTTTAGAAACCAACCAGGAGTAAAAGTCTTTCAAGGAGCAGGAGATAAAATAGCGACTACATTAGATTCAGCAATTTCGCCTTTAGCTTCTCAAGACATGAGTGGTTACACTGGACCTCAACTAGGAGGAGGAGGCAAAAACGTAAACGTAGATGCTAACCCTGCTCTTGCAGGAAGTGAAGATGCTACACTTATTGCTAAAGCATTAGCTAAAATGGGATTGACTAGTGACGATGTTAACTATGGGGCTATTTTGTCAAAAGCAGCTTACGAAAGTAGGAATGCACGTACAGGAAAAGACTTTGGTAAGCTTTTTGAAGATTTAACGTATAAAAGTGCAAGAGATTTTCCATCAGCAGAAGCAAGAATAAAAAGTATATTTAAAACAAATCTTGGTGGTCTTTCAGAGGGTGAGATAAAAGATTTGAATTTAGTTGACAACCCTAGAAATCTTGGTAATTATGCTTATGCTAATCTTCTTGGGAACGGTTCAGTAGAATCTGGCGATGGTTATAAATATAGAGGTAGAGGATACATACAACTAACAGGGAAAGACAATTACAGAAAAGCAGGAGAAAAACTAGGAGTAGATCTTGTTAATATGTCTGAAGATGAACTTAATAATTGGTTCAGCAACAAAGAAAATTCTGCTAATGCTACAGCGGCATATGTTTCATTTAGAAAGAACGAGAGATACAAGGATGGAACTAAGGTAGATTTTACCACAATACAAGGTGTTAATAGAGCAGTCGGAGGAAAAAACCAAAATGTTGCTTTAAAAAAAGAGTTTGAGCAAAGCCCTATAAAAACAACAACACCTGCTTTTCTCCCTCCTAGTCGACCAGAAATGGGTGTACCAGATTTTGTCACGCAAGGAGGAGGTACATCTGCACCTGACGCAGGGGTTTCTCAACCACTACAACAAGCATACATGCCACCTACGGCAGATGATATTCGTTTAGCAGGGGGCTTAGATGCTTTTGTCAATGTTAGCCCTCAACAACAAGCGGCTAATCAACTAGCTTGGCAACTTGATAAAGAAGATCCAAATAAAATACTAGCACGAGGGGAAACTCCTATTCGCTCAGACATGCCCAATAAAATGATGCTAGGTGAAACAAATCCATCAATGAGAGGCTTTGTAGGATCAGGATTACCTAACGCTCAAAGTGGTGTAATGCCTCAGGTAGGTACACCTTTCTTGTCTCAACAAAGAAATCTAGCAGAGTTTGAACCTATGCCGTCTTCTACAAGTGGGCAGATGTATGACTTTACAACAAGCCCACAGTTTACAGGGCAACGACCAACACCTATAGTAAAAAGAGATTTCTTAGACCCCAACATGTCTATGTCTAGGCGAGAAGTGCTGAGTGACCCTACAAGATTCATAGGTCCTGATGCGGCACGTATAGGTCCTCAGAGTGAAGATGCAAAGACAGCATTAGACTTAGCACAAAATTACTCTAACCCTTATGGTGGGATAGACTTTGGAGAAAAAGGCAGAACAAGTATTGACCCATCAAAGCTTCAGCCTTCTGTACAGTCTCCTGTAGTAGGGCAAACTGATGCGTGGCTAGGACAACCAAACACGAGTGTAAAATATCCTACGGTGGAAGATCCTGCACCACAACCCCAGTATTATGGTCCTGAGGGTTTTCAAAACATAATTAAACCACAGCCTTCTCCTATGACTATGTTGGGAAAACCGTCAGATATATCAAAACTTATGCCAAAAGCACCACAGCCTCAGATAACACCTGACTTTGCCTCCTTAGAGCAGGACAGAACTATATCTGCTCCTCCTAAGAAAAAAGAGGAGTCTGCTACAGTGTTTAAAGAAGATGAAGCTACTCAACAACAGTATGAAAAGATGGTTGCAGATGCGACACGAAAGCAACAAGATGCCTCTAGGAAAAAAGCCGACAGAGCGTCAAGTTACGTGTTAGAAAGAGGAGGTAGTGTGCAAGAGGCATTTGATGCAGCACAAACTGCTTTTACAGGCTTTACACCTTCAGGAGAGTTTGTGGGCAGTGGAGGGGGAGCAGGATTTGACCCCTTTAGTGGCTTCAGTGAGGGAGGGTTAGCCTCAAAACCAAAGAAAACTAAACCCAAAAAGCGTAACACCAAGAAAGGTCTTGGTGGTAAATCAATGGCTACCTGACAGCAGTGAATGTCAGCCCCAACAAAAGGAGTAAATATTATGCCAGAGTTAGAAAGTGTTGAAAAAGTAAAGGTTGCAGGATTTGTAAGTCCTCGCAAGACTAAAAACCAAGAACGTATCGAAAAAGACGAGAAAGAGCTTAAAGAATTGCTTAACCCTACAGAAGAAGCATCGGAAGGCACTGAAGAGCACCAAAATGCAGAAAACGGAGAAGCACAGGAGAAAGACCTTACTAAGGAAGAAGTATCCTTTAAGAAGAGATACGGTGATCTTAGAAGGCATATGGCTGACAAAGATAAGAAGAGTGACGATAGAATTAAAGCTCTTGAAGATCAATTGTCAAAAGCTACTAAGAATGAGCTAGTTCTCCCCAAGTCAGAAGACGAGATAGCTGAATGGACTAAGAAGTATCCTGATGTCGCAGGGATAGTTGAGACTATTGCCGACAAGAAAGCTAGAGAGAGGTCTGAGGATCTTGATAAGCGTATGCAGGATATAGAAAAGATAAGAGTAGAAGCCGTTAAGGAAAAGGCTGAGGCTGAACTATTGAAGCTACATTCAGACTTTACCGATATACGTGAGGACGATAAGTTCCACGAATGGGCAGAAAAACAACCTAAGTGGGTACAGGACGCTTTATATGAGAATACAGATGATGCACGTTCTGTTGCACGAGTTATAGACTTGTATAAAATTGATTCAGGTATTACAACTAAAAAGGGCGATAGCAGTAGGAAAGCAGCTTCTGCCGTAAATCCTAAGTCAAGAGCAGAGCCTACCCAAGAAGAAAAAGGTGTTTGGAAAGAGTCCCAAGTAGAAAAGATGTCTGACAAGGACTATGAAAAACACGCTGACGCTATAACGGATTCTATACAGTCAGGAAAATTTATATACGACATTAGTGGTGCGGCACGATAAAAAAGTGTTGACAAGGATAATTTTATCACTATAACTAACTACATACACGTAATAGTGTATGCTTTTCAAGCAAACGATACCCTAAAGCTCACCAAAGACGTATAAGCCTAAAGAATTAGTCGAGCATGGAAGATTAACTTTTTACACCTTATAAACGCTTTGCCCTTACTGAGTATGTTTAGCTTATAATATAAGCCTAACTTATTTATAAGGAGGACTAATCATGGCTTTTAAAACCGCTGCAGGTTACGGCAATTTACCTAATGGTAATTTCTCGCCAGTAATCTATTCCAAGCAGGTTCAATTAGCCTTTCGGAAAAAGTCTGTTGTAGAGGAAATCACCAATTCTGATTATTTTGGTGAAATATCTTCTATGGGAGATACCGTCAGGATCATAAAAGAACCTGAAATCACAGTCAAGGAATATGCTCGTGGTGCTCAAATAACACCACAAGACCTTGATGACGAGGATTTCTCGCTTGTTGTCGACAAAGCAAACTATTTTGCATTTAAAGTTGACGACATTGAGGAAGCTCACTCCCATGTTAACTTCGGTAGCATGGCATCTAATCGAGCTGCTTACAGACTTTCTGACCAGTTTGACCAAGAAGTTCTTGGTTATCTATCAGGATGGGCACAATCTAGCCTAAGCTCTGTGGCAAGTGCAGCAAATACAACCGTCTCTGGTTCAAAAGCTGTTGACTCTGCAGGAACAAACGAACTACTTGCTTCTATGCTAGTTGACGCTAATGACTTTAACGGTGGTACTGCTAACAACTCTATTGTTGTTAAGCCTCGTGCAGGTGGTGATTCTCTAAACACTACAACTGCTAACGCTACACCTTTAGCTGTTATTGCAAGAATGTCAAGAAAGCTTGACCAACAATACATTCCGTCTTCGGATCGTTGGTTAGTTGTTGACCCTGTTTTTGCAGAGCTAATGAAGGATGAGGACTCACGACTTTTTAACTCTGACTTTGGAGGACAATCCAACGGTCTACAAAATGGACTTATTTTAAATAATGTTCATGGGTTTAAGGTCTACATGTCTAACAACCTTCCTGCTAAGGGTAATGGTGCTACAGGAGCGACAGCTACAGGTTCTACTCACTACGGAGTAATCTGTGCAGGTCACTCTTCAGCCGTTGCTACTGCAGAGCAAATCAACAAAACCGAAACATACCGTGACCCTGACAGCTTTGCTGACATTGTTAGAGGTATGCACCTATATGGACGAAAGATTCTCAAGCCTGAGGCTCTATCTCGTGCATATTATGTATCTGGATATTAAGGGGGGATAACTAATGGCAACTTATGATATGACATCATCCGACACCACTGGTGTCTCTTCCAACTCTATTGCAGCTTTACCATCACAAACTGGTATGGGAGCGATGAGAATGATCCAAGCGTATCTGGATATTGACGCTCTCGTAGCAGACGGATATTCTGGTGCAGACGGTGACATCTTTCAATTACTTGAAATTCCTGCAGGAACACTTGTTCTTTTCGCAGGGGCTGAAGTAGAGAAAGCTTTCACTGGAAGCTGTACTTTGGATATGGACTTTGCTGCAGGTGACGACATTATTGACGGTGCTGACATAACTTCCACAGGATACTGTGCTGAAGGTTCAAATGGACAGTCAAACGATGTTACCACAGGTGCTGCGTCACTATTCACGCAATTTCAATCATCAACCGATACGATTGATTGTTTGATTGCAGGTGCCGCTCCTGCTACAGGACGGCTACGAGCCTACGCTTGTGTCATTGACTGCAATGACGTTGGTGCATCAGGAAAAGCTGATACAGTCGATAGAGACGCATTAGCTTAACTTAAAACTTAGGGGGCAAGTGTAACAGGATTGACTTGCCCTCTACTTTAGCATAAAGGAATTTTTTAATGGCAGACGCAGTTACAAGTCAGACAATAGTAGATACTCCTCATAAGCTCGTAATGAAGTTTACCAATACAAGTGATGGTACAGGAGAGAGTGCTGTTACAAAAGTAGATGTAAGTGGTTTTACAGCAGGTCAAAGAGTAGACACTACTACCCCTACCACATGTAGTGAGGTAAGAATAGATAAGATATGGGCAAGATGTAATGGAATGTCCGTAAATGTTTTGTGGGACGCTACATCTGACGTACAAGCAATATACCTAGCAGACGGAGGTCCTGAACATTGGGACTTTAGTGGCTTTGGTGGATTAACAAACAATGCAGGAAGTGGTAAAACAGGTGATATACAATTTACTACTGTAGGGCACGCTAATACAGAAACGTATTGGATTATATTAGAGATGACTAAGTTAGCTTAGTAACAAAGGAATAGAATGTCAGGGACGTATTTATCACTCACTAATGATGTCTTGGCACGATTAAACGAAGTACAGTTAACATCTGCTAACTTCACCTCAGCAAGAGGCATTCAGGTACAAGCTCAAAACGCTGTTAATGAGACGGTAAGGTACATTAACCAACGAGAGTTTAACTACCCTTTTAATCATGCTACAGCTACTCAGACGCTAACAGCAGGTGTTGTCAGGTACAGTTTACCTTCTAGCACTAAGTCTGTTGATTACAATACAGTAAGGCTTGTTAAAGACAGTGACCTTGGTACGAGTGGTGGCAGAATAGGTGTTTTGAATTACAACGATTATGTAAACAATTACATAACACAAGAAGATGAGATTAACTCCACAACGGCTGCAGAAGCTATTGATACATCTGAAACAGAAATAGATTTAACAAGTGCTTCAAGCTTTGATAGCACAGGGACAGTGTACATAGGTAATGAACAAATATCTTATACAGGTATAAGCACTAATACACTAACTGGATGTACACGAGGAGCAAGCTCTACAACGGCAGCATCTCACGATAGTGGCACAACAGTAACACAATTTACAGGGGGAGGAATACCTACCCATATAGCAAGAACAGCAGACAACAATTACCTTCTCTACCCTTTCCCTAAAAAGAAATATTCAATAAAGTTTGACTACTACACATACCCATCGGATTTGGCTGCCTATGATTCAACAACAAGTATCCCTGCTAGGTTTGATCCTGTTATCGTAGATGGAGCTACAGCTTATGTGTATCAGTACAGAGGGGAAACTACTCAGTATCAATTAAACTTTGACAGATTTGAGCAGGGCATAAAGAATATGCAAACCTTGCTTATAAATAAATTTGACTATTTGAGGTCAACATATATACCAAGATCACCAACAGCTTTTTCAAATTCAACATTAAGAGTAAACTAGTATGCCTGATCTATCGCAAACTGCTCCTGCGTCTTTTAACTGCGAAGGGGGTCTTGTTCTAAATCGCTCCACCTTTATGATGCAACCGGGAGAAGCGTTAGAACTAATAAACTTTGAACCTGACATTGAAGGTGGCTACAGAAGAATAAACGGTTTTAGTAAGTATGTAAGTGCCGTAGTACCATACACAAGTTCTGCCAGTGAGAAGATCCTAATGGTAGCAACATTTGGTGATTACGTTTTAGCGGCAAGAGGAACAAAGATAC